ATTGCCAAACTTGCTAAGAATGGCGAAAGTTCTAATGGTGCTACAATGTTTATTACTCATGCTCCTTGTCTTGATTGTGCCAAACTGGTTTATCAAAGTGGCATCAATAGCGTGTTTTATCGCCATAGTTATCGCACTGACGATGGTGTTAACTTCCTGGAGAAGTGTGGTATCGAGGTGAAAAAATGCTAGAGTGTTTAATTGTTGGTGATTCTATTGCTGTCGGTGTTCATCAACATAGACCAGAATGTGCAATCTATGCTAAGGTTGGAATCAACAGCAGAGATTGGAACAATTCTTATCTCGGTAAAAATTTGAAGTCTGAAACGGTGATTATTAGTTTGGGTTCTAATGACTATGAACAAATGAAGACTTCTGCTGAATTAACCGAACTTAGACAAAGCATTACCGCAAAAAGAGTTATTTGGATCTTACCATCCAATAAGAATGATAAACGTGATATCGTTAAATTTATTGCTGAGAAACATGGTGATTCGGTACTATCTGTTAACTCACTGAGTAAAGACGGCGTTCATCCAACACCGAAAGGTTATAAGGAACTTGCAAATGCAACAAGATAAAGTTTATAGTGCTGAAATCGTTGAAATCTTGGAGAATGGTGATGCTATTCTCCAATTACCTCCTGAACTATGTGAACAACTAGGTTGGGTAGAAGGTGACACCGTATCAATCGACAAAGAGGAAGACGGTAAAATTATCATCAAAAAAATCAATAACGGTGATAAAAATAAATCATCAGACGGACCCTCTGAAATAGAGATTACCTATGATAAGTAATTATACAATTAATTTTTTTAATGGAGGTTTTTAATGTCGATTACGTTGAAAAATCTTGAGAGTGCCTTGGCTGGAGAAAGCATGGCACACATCAAGTATAGATATTTTGCTAAGATTGCTCGTGAGGAAGGATATGAAGAAGTTGCTAAGCACTTTGAACATACCGCTGAGCAAGAAGTTAAACATGCATGGGGTCACCTAGAACTTTTGATTGGTCGACCATCCACTAAAGAATGTCTAGAAAAAGCTATTGAAGGTGAGACTTATGAATTCACGACTATGTACCCTGGTTTCGAAGCCCAAGCCCAACAAGAAGGACACCGAGCTGTTGAAGAATTCAGAGAACAAATCGATGAGTCAAAAACTCACGCAGAGGAATTCCGTGCCGTACTTGCTAAGGCCGAAAAGCGATTTGCCGCACTGAAGGGTGTTGAAGAACGACACGCTAATGCTTATAAGAAAGTTCTAAGTGATAATTTTACAACCGATTTTCAGAAAATGAAACAGGAGGTTCAATAATGTCTGGAAGAATTTACGTTTGTGTAGTATGTGGGCACCAACTCAGTGAGGAAGATTGGCTAAGTCTTCCTGATGAAGTTTGTTGTCCCGAATGTGGAGTTTCCAAGAACGATTATGTTCTGATGGAATAAGTATTCAGGGGGTCAGCAATTGACCCCCATTTAGTATGGAGATATTATGTTAGTTTTACCCGATGACATGATTGGTAGACCAGTAGGTTTCACATGTTCAACCTTTGACCTATTACATGCAGGTCATATTCTAATGCTTGCAGAAGCAAAACAGTATTGTGATTATTTGATTGTTGGATTACAAGTTGATCCGACTGTTGACCGTGATACAAAAAATAAACCAGTACAATCAATTGTCGAACGATATGTTCAATTGGCTGCTGTAAAATTCGTAGATGAAATTGTAGTTTACAGCACCGAGAAAGACCTTGAAGATTTGTTGATGTTCTTACCGATTACTCACCGTATTATTGGTGAAGAATATAGAGACAAACAATTCACAGGTAAAAATATCTGTGAAGACCGCAACATTAATATTATTTACAATTCTCGCAAACATCGTTTTAGTTCTTCTGAACTGAGACAACGTACTTACCAATCTGAACTAACAAAGGTTTCAAAATGACAAAAGTTTTTAGTGATGTTCAAGTGTTTATGAACGCTGCAGGACAAACCACAACAGAAAATAATACAGAACAAGCTGAACTGTATAAACGACTTATCGAAGAAGAATATACAGAGTGGCACGAAGCATTAGATGCCAACGATGACGTTGAAGATATTGATGCTTGTTTTGATATGATTTGGGTGATTGTTGGTTATATGTTGTCTAGGGGTTGGAACTGTGAAGGCATTTGGGACGAAGGTGCTTTAAGTAATCTAAAGAAAATCGATAAGGCAACCAAAAAGGTACTCAAACGAGAAGATGGCAAAGTTATGAAGCCAGAAGGTTGGAAGCCTCCTGACTTTACCAAATTCGTTTGAACTCTGCCGCAATACTAAAGTATCAGTGTTATAATATATCATATTCTGTTTATTAAAGGAAATAAAGAATGAACTTCCGTGAAATTGCCAAGAAACTCGCTGTTGAAAACAAAATGCCCCGTGCCGAAAGGTATGATTTGGCTCTGCGAGACTTTGATGGCAAAGTCGAGGTGATTGGTTGGATGCAAGATCCAACAATCGATATGAAAGATTTTGAGGGAAGGGAAATGCTTTTCCCTAAACGATGGGTGACCATTGGTGTTCTCGATGAAGACACTAAGGTGCCGGCATAAGGAAAATTATGGCTATTAAACTACTAACATTTAAAACAAATCACACCATTATGGGTGACATTGAACTGAACGGTAATTATATCGTTAAACAACCGGTTCAGGTTATCATGCAACCCACACAAAATGGTCCTACTCTTGCATTTGCTCCTTTTGTGGAGTATTGTGAAGAATTTAAAACTGGCATTCGTATCAACAAAGACGATGTGCTTTTTGAATCGACTCCTATTCGTGAGTTGGAAAATCAGTATAACAAAGTATTTGGATCTGGTATCGAAATTGCCTCTGTCATTCCTCAGATGTGATAAAATACATTAATGAAATATTACACGAACATTGCCATTCAAGGTAACAACATTCTGTTTCGTGGAGTAAATAACGGTCGGCGAGTTAAGATGAAAGTCCAATACTCGCCGACTTTCTTTCTCCCGGCGAAGAAACCAAACACAGGTTATCAAACTCTGTTTGGTGAACCTCTTGAGCCTATGCGTTTTGAAAGCATTAAAGAGGCTCGAGATTTTGTCAAGCGCTACGAAGATGTTGCCAATTTTAAAGTTTACGGTCAAGAAACCTTTCAGTACGCATTCATCGCCGATGAATTCAAAGGTCAGATTGATTGGGACATCAATCACATTCGTATTGCCTTTATCGATATTGAGGTCGGTTCTGAAAATGGTTTCCCTGATCCGTATCGAGCAGCAGAACCTATCACCGCTATTTGTATTCGCTTTCTGAACGGAGATACAACCGTTTTCGGTTGTGGTGAGTATGAAGTTAAAGGTGATGAAACCTATATTCAGTGCCGTGATGAATACGACTTGTGCAAACGATTCCTGAATTTCTGGACTGGTGATTATCCTGATGTGTTGACCGGTTGGAACACCGAGTTCTTTGATATTCCTTATATCGTTAATCGATTCAATAAAATCCTCGGTGAAGATGAAACTAAGAAACTTTCTCCGTGGGGTAACGTGTGGGAACGTACTGTTAAAGGTAAACACGGCCGTGAATTGAAAGCATACACCATTTCTGGTGTTGCTGGTCTTGATTATATTGAACTTTACAAGTGGTATGCGCCTAACGGTAAGTCGCAAGAAAACTATCGCCTTGACCATATCGCTGAGCAAGAACTTGGTGAAAACAAACTATCGTATGATGAATATGACAACTTACACCAACTGTATAAACTCAACTATCAAAAATTTATTGAATATAACATCAAGGATGTGGGACTTGTCGTCCAACTTGAAGACAAACTGAAACTCCTTGAGCTTGCTCTGACTCTTGCTTACGATACAAAATCCAACTATGAAGATGTGTTTGCACAGACTCGTATGTGGGACTCTCTGATTTATTGCTATCTGCTTGAGAAAGGTATTGTTGTACCGCCTAAAGAATTCAAACACAAAGATTCTGCATTTGAAGGCGCATATGTTAAAGACCCACAGGTCGGTATGCACAACTATGTTGCTTCTTTTGACTTGAACTCTCTGTATCCGCACTTGCTCATGCAGTATAATCTTTCGCCAGAAACTCTGGTTGAACCACAAGATTATACCGATGAAATGCGTAAAATTATTATGAACGGTGTTAACGTTGGCAATTTGCTAGAGATGAAAATCGATACCAGCAAATTGCAAGGTGTCACGTTAACTCCGAACGGTCAATTCTTCCGTACTGACAAACAAGGCTTTCTGCCTCGTATGATGGAAGAATTGTATGAAGACCGTAAAAAGTTTAAAAAGATGATGCTTAAGTATAAGCAGGACTTTGAGAACGAATCTGATCCTGAGAAGAAGAAAGAGATTGCGAAGTTGGTTGCTCGTTATGATAACCTGCAACTTGCTAAGAAACTGTCTTTGAACTCTGCTTATGGTGTTCTTGGTTCTCAATACTTCCGCTTCTACGATATTCGTCTTGCACTCGGTGTCACACAGGCCGGCCAATTGTCCATTCGGTGGATTGAAAACAAACTGAATGGTTTTATGAATAAAATTCTTAAAACGGAAAAAGATTATGTTATCGCCTCAGATACAGATTCGATTTATCTCCGTCTTGGTGAGCTTGTTGATTCGGTGTATAAAGAAAAATCGGACACTGATGCAATCATCGCCTTCATGGATAAAGTCTGCGAACAGAAAATACAACCTTTTATTGATAAGAGTTATCAAGAGCTTGCTACGTATGTTCACGCTTATCAACAAAAGATGCAAATGAAACGTGAGTGTTTGGCAGATAAAGGTATCTGGACTGCCAAGAAGCGTTACATTCTAAACGTGTACAACAACGAAGGTGTTGCATATGCCGAGCCTCATATGAAAGTTATGGGTCTTGAAATGGTCAAATCTTCTACGCCTGCTGTTGTGCGTGAAAAGATGTATGAGTTGATTAAGTTGGTTGTTAATACTGACGAATCGACCACTCAAGAATTCATTATGAATTTCCGTAAATCATTCAAAGAACTACCTCCGGAAGATATTTCTTTTCCACGTGGTTGTAATGGTCTGCGTGAATATGCCGATTCGACTATGATTTATAAGAAAGGTACTCCCATTCATGTGAAGGGTGCTTTGCTATATAATAAGATGTTGAATGACTTGAATCTTTCTAAGGTTTATCCGACTATCAAAGAAGGTGAGAAGTTGAAGTTTTCGTATTTGAAAACGCCGAACCCAATTAAAGATACGGTCATTTCGTACCCAATGCGACTGCCTAAAGAATTCAATCTACACAGTTTTATTGATTATGATACCCAGTTTGAGAAGACATTCGTTGAACCTATCAAGGCAATTCTTGATACAATCAACTGGAAAGTAGAGAAACAGAATTCTTTGGAATCGTTTTTTGGATAAATAAAAAAGTGGGGTAGTTCCCCACTTTAAAACAATCAACACCACAAAAAGGAAATAATATGAGTCTAATCGACAAAATGAAAAAAGTTGGTTCCATTAAAACAACGGAACTACTCAGTGAATCTACCTTCTTCAATGAAAAAGAAGGTGTTCAAACCGAAGTGCCTATTATTAATTTGGCACTGTCCGGTAAAGTAGATGGTGGTCTAACTTCAGGCCTGACCTTTCTAGCAGGTCCATCTAAACACTTCAAATCGCTTCTTGGTCTGGTACTTGTCAAAGCATATATGAACAAGTATCCTGATGCCGTGTGTTTGTTCTACGATTCAGAATTTGGTATCACACCAGATTACATTAAGACAAACGGCATCGATACTGACCGTGTTCTGCATATCCCTATCGAACACCTTGAGCAATTGAAGTTTGATATCTCTAAACGCCTTGAAGCAATTGAGCGTGGCGACAAAGTGATTATTTTCATCGATTCGGTTGGTAACCTTGCATCGAAGAAAGAAGTTGAAGATGCTCTAGATGAAAAGTCTGTTGCAGATATGTCCCGTGCTCGTGTGATGAAGTCTCTATGGCGTATCGTTACTCCGCACTTGACCACTAAAGACATTCCTTGTATTGCTGTTAACCACACCTATCAGACAATGGAAATGTTTAGTAAGTCTGTTATGTCTGGTGGTACTGGTGGTATGTACTCTGCTAACCAGGTGTTCATCATTGGTAAGGCACAAGAGAAAGATGGTACAGACCTTGTTGGTTGGAACTTTACAATCAACATTGAGAAGTCTCGTTTTGTCCGTGAGAAGTCCAAATTCCCGTTCTTGGTAACATTTGAAGGCGGTATTCAGAAGTATTCTGGTTTGCTAGATATTGCTCTTGAAGGTGGATTCGTGACAAAACCATCAAATGGTTGGTATGCAAAGGTCGACCGTTCTACAGGCGAAATCGGTGAAAAGAAACGCATGGCTGATACTTTAACTGCTGATTTCTGGAATTCAATTCTTGAAGATGAGGAGTTTAAAGAATATGTTAAATCAAAATTTGCTATCTCGTATGGCAGCCTTTTGGAAGATGATAACGTTTTGGAAGAAACCGAAGATGCTTGAAGACGGAAAAGATTTTAGATTTATAGACTTCAAAGATTCTGAAATAACAGGCATCGAACTATTGTTGCCTGAGTTCCTTGGTGTTGTATATCATTATGGCCAGGTGAGAGTTGCGGAAGAAGGAGGTGTTGCACGCCTCCAATTCGGTTATACTCTGGTACATCCGGGCGAATACGACATTGACACCTTGAATGCCAATGAAAAATTGCATACAATCATGGGTGACATACTTACATATATTTTGATGGCAAAACAACAAGATGAAGCTAGAAACAACGATTCTGAAAAACCTGATTTTTTCTGAGGAATATACCAGAAAAGTATTGCCCTTTATTCAAGCAGACTATTTCTCCGACAATAAGGAAAAGATTGTATTCAATCTGGTGTCTGAATTTGTAAATAAATTCAAGACACTTCCTACGCACGAAGCTCTAGTTATTGACCTAACAGAATCAAAGCAACTTACTGACCAAGAAGTCAAAGGTGCTTTGACCCTTTTGGAAGATATCAATGAAGCGAAGAAAGAACCAACCGAAACGCAATGGTTGATTCAACAGACCGAGAAGTTTTGCCAAGA